CAGGCCCTTGTCGTCGCTCGAGAGCTCCAGCGTGCCGCTCGAGGTGCGGCCCAGCACGATGTCGCTGTTGTGGTTGAACAGCGCCACCACGTCCTGGCGGCCCCGCTCGCGGTTGAGCACGCGGTCGAAGGCTCCGGGCAGGATCATCTCGCGGAAGCCGCCAAGATCGAGCGACAGGCGGTTGTAGACCGCGGCGTAGCCCACGATGGCCGCCCGGCCGTCGGCCCGGCTCTCGACGACCAGGTCGTCGTCCTGCTCGAACTCGAAGTCACGGCGCTCAATGTCAGTCATGCGGAGGGCTCCGGTGGCTTTCGGTCTGTGATGGTGTGCGGCGAGTCATCGACCCAGATGTCGACGACGAGCTCGGCGGCGCGGGCGGCTGCTTCCTTGAGCGTGCTCGTTCCGATGAGGAGCACCCTGGAAAAATAATCGGCCCATTGGCCGAGCGTCTCGCGCACAATGGCTTGGTTTTCGGGCGTGTTTTCACGCCGGGAAATCATTACGACGGTGTTCCCGCCAGACACGGCTTGGCGAGCGAACAGGCCCCACAACTCCGGATCCGCCGAGAATGTGCGGTCGAAGTCGACGCTGATGGTCAGTGCTCGCGCTTCGGCCAAGCGCCCTGGGAAATGTCGTTGCGCATCGCCCTCCACGGTGTCCTCGGCATCATCCTCGGGCGAGTCCTCGACCTCGAGGGCCGGCATCGGCTCCGGAGCGGGCTGCGGCGGCGGGCCCGACACGGCAGCCTCCACGGTCTGCATGTTCAGCGGCACGAGCCTTAGCTTGCCGGCGCTGGCCGGCAGCGGCGGCATGCCGAGGTACGCACGCGCCTCGTCGATGTCGTACACGCCGCGGTCGAGCATCGCCGTGACGAACGCCGACTGTGCCGCGGAGTCGCCGCGCAGCAGGCCGTTGACGTTGTGCTCGGCGTGGTACCGCTCGTCGTCGCTGATCAGGTCGCGGGCGATGGCGGCTTCCCACCGCTTCAGGTGCGGCAGCAGGCAGTGCTGCACGAACTCCGTGCCCTGCACCTCGATGTTCGAGTACGTGCTGCGCGTCAGGTCTTGGATCATGTGGGGCGGCATGCGGAACGCCCGGCAGATCTCGATCACCTGATACTGCCGCGTCTCGAGGTACTGCGCCGCTTCGTTGCTGCCGCTGAGCTCCTTGGCCTTCACGCCCTCGGGCAGCACCGCCGTGCGGAACGCCCGGTCGGCTCCGCGGTGCATCCGCTCCCAGGCTTCCCTGAGCCGCTCCGCGGCCTCGGCCGGGATCGGGTTGTCGCTCTCGAGCACCACGCCCGGCCTGGCCCCGTTGCCGAAGAACGCCCCGCCGTGCTGCTCGAGGGCTCGGGCCAGGGCGATGGCATCGCGGCAGACGGTCGTCGGCACGATCCCGTTGATGCCGTCGAGCGACAGAAACCGCAGGTGGAAGATCTGGTCCTGGCGGTAGATCGTCTCACGCCCTGTGCCGCCCGGCTCACGGTAGCGGTACCGCAGCCGGCCATCCTCGACTCGCTCCACGGTCATGTTGGCCGGATGCAGGGGCCGCAGCTCGGCCACGCTCCCCACCCGAGAGCTGCCGATGATCTCAGCGAACGACTGCCCGTACATCAGGTAAAGCGCCGTCATCTGCTCGCGGAACTCGAGAGCCGTCTGCCACGAGTTGGGCTGCTGGTGCAGAAGCCGGTACAGCGGCATCGACTCCGCACGCACGCGGTCGCCGGTGCCAATGCGCTCGTAGACATGCAGCGGCAGGCTCGCCACGCTCTCCGAGATCACGCGCACGCAGGCGAGAAACGCGCTGCACTGCAGCGCCGTCTCGGGCGTGACGCGCACGCCGGCGACCGTGCGGTTCTCCGGCACCCAGTCCATGCCGCGCAGGTCGATCATCCGCCAGTCACGGCCAGCCGCCACCTCGATCACGTCGCGTGTGTCGCTCATAGCACGAGGATGTCCCAGTTCTGATCGGTCGTCTTCGTGGTGGCCGACGCATGCAGGCCGAGCCCCATGACCAGGGCGACGATGCCGTCGATGCGTTCTGTGCTCTTGGCCTTCGAGGGCTTGATGTTTCCCTGGTGATCCGTCTGCACCGCCACGTTGCCGGCCATCCAATCCATCACGGGGCTCTGGCAGCGGATCCGCTCCGACAGCACGAGGTTCTCGAGTTGCTTGGACGGGCTCGACATTGAGCCGAATCCCTGCCCAAACCCTACGATTTGCAGGCCTTCTCCTTGAAGTTGGGTCGCCAACTGGGTGGCGTTCCAGCGGTCGATGGCCACCTGCCTGATGTTCCACGTCTTCGCCAGCTCCAGGATGTCCCGGCGGATCACGTCGTAATCGGTAACGTTGCCGTCCGTGGCCGTGATGTGGCCGTCGCGGATCCACCCCAGGTAGTCGATCTTGTCCTTGGTGGCCCGCTCAGCCGCGTTCGCCTCTGGCACCCAGAAATGGGGCATCACGTCGAAGGTGCCGTCGTCGGCCTGGCTCACCATGACGAACGCCGACAGGTCAAACGTCGTCGCCAAGTCGAGGCCGGCGTACCACTCGCGCTTGGCCAAGTCTTCGCGAAGCGGCGTCGAGCACTTCGCCCAGGCGGCCGGAGACAGCCAACGCACGTCGGAAGTCGTCCAGACGTTCAGCCGGTAGCGCAGGAAGCTGTTGAGTTTCGATGGGCTCGCATCGGCCTCGCGGGCGTCGGCGGCAAACGACTCGACCGTGATCGTCTCGCCCAGGCTCGGGTTGGCCATGTGCCAAACGCGCTCTTTGCGCCAACTGCCGTCCGATCCACACTCGGGCGGCGCGGCGTAGATGCATCCGAAGAAGGCCGGGTCTGTCTCTGGCTTGGCGATGCACCGCTCGGCGTAGGCGTGTTGCTCCCAGCAGATGCTCTTTCTGTCGTAGCCGGCCGTCGTGATCGACAGCAGGAGCGGCTGCCGGCGAGCGGCGCCGCCGTAGCGGAGCGCGTCCCACAGGCGGCGGTCCCGCTGGGCGTGCAGCTCGTCGAAAAGCAGGGCGTGGATGTTCAAGCCCTCGGCCCGGAACGCATCGGCCGACAGCACCCGGTAGAAGGAGTTGCTCGCCTTGTGCACGATGGTCTTCCGCGAGTCAATCACCTCGAGGTGCTTGCTCAGCGCCGGCGAGGCACGCACCATCGACGCCGCCTCGCGGTAGATGATCCCGGCCTGCTCGCGGTCGCATGCCGCGCCGTACACCTCCGCACCTGGCTCGCTGTCGAAAGCCGTCATGTACAGCGCGATGCCGGCCAGCGTCGTCGACTTGCCCTGCTTCTTGGGCAGCTCGATGTAGCCGACGCGGTGCTGCCGCGTGCCGTCCGGGTTCAACCGGCCGAACAGCTCGCGCAGGACGTGGTGCTGCCACGGCAACAGGATGAACGGCTTGCCGGCGTTCTGGCCCTTCGAGTGACGAAGTATCTTCTCGAAGAACGCGACCACGCGCTGGTACTTCGCCTGTCCCTCAGGCGTCAGTTCACGCGCCGTGGAGCTTGAAGAACTCTTCGACTTCGTCGGTCGGCTTCTGTTCTTTGCCACCGATGCGGGCTCTCGAGGAAGGCGTCAGCCCAAACTCGCTCATTAGCGTGGACTGGAGCGCCACTAATCCGCGGTACAACGGCCCGGCCGGGTTGGGCTTCACCCCGCCCAGGTCGGTGTGCATGACCGGCCCGGCGGCGCGCAACGCCAGCAGGCAGGACTGCGCCGCCGAGAACACTTCACAGAGCGTGGCAAGCGCCTCACCGTCCGAGAGCGTGAGAGTGCCGAGGGCCTGGAGGATCGGCACGAGCTCGCGCCACTTCTCGACCGCGACGGGGTCGGGAAGCAGACGCGCCGGCATGTCCGGAACGCCCGGCTGCGACGGCAGGTCGGGCCTGATCTTGCGCTTGCCGCGGTTGCCGAGGAGCTTCTTGACGGCGGCGGGCTGCGGCGGGCGGCCGGTGCGCGGCATCGGAAAACCTCGCGGACTTCTGCGGACACCTACACCCCTC